CAACACTAACTGATGAGATTGCATTGTCACAAATCCACGAGCGTTACTTGCGAAACAAGGCTATGACACCTAATGAGGTACGAGAGAACCTAGGTTTGCCAGCACGCAAGGGTGGCGATAAAATGATTGAAATGTCACCACAACAACGAGCAAACCAGCGTCAAAATGCAGAAGGAGATTCTGCCCGTCAGCGTGAAAGGACAAACGCCCAAAGCGACGGACCTGCCACTATTGATGGTAGGAATCCCAAGGGTGAAGGTGACAAAACAGAGTAGTTGTTAAATTTTAACAAAAGTTACACACTCGCAACATTTGACGAAAACATAGGGTATAATAGGAAGCACTATGGAAAAGGCTAATTTCTCAGTAGACAACCATAATGTACGGGTTTCCATGCCCATTGCTAAGGTAGACCAAGAGCGACGTATCGTATCAGGTTTCGCATCTCTGGATAACATCGACCGCCAGGGAGATATTGTTACAAAGGAAGCATCTATTTCTGCTTTTGGTAAGTTTGCGGGTAACATCCGTGAGCAGCACGACGCTAAGAAAGCGGTAGGTAAAATGGTCGAATTCAAAGAAGACACATACTTTGATGAAAGTACAAGTAAGATGTATTCAGGAGTTTATGTATCTGCATACATTTCAAAGGGTGCCCAGGACACTTGGGAAAAAGTTTTGGACGGCACTCTCACAGGATTTTCCATTGCAGGAGATATTGACGAAGAGGACACCATGTATGATGGTGACCTTGAAAAAAGCATTCGTGTTATCAAGGAGTTTACTCTAAGTGAGTTGTCCTTGGTAGACGTACCCGCAAATCAGTTTGCCAACGTTCTATCTATTCAGAAGAGTGGAGAGTTGAGTGGTATGCTTGCAAAGGCACTCATTGAGAACGTGTACTATTGCGGTCACGATGATGTTGTTCAACTTTCTTCTACTACAAAGTCTGCCTGCCCTCGTTGCAGCGACGCAATGGAAAACATCGGTTTTGTTGAATCTAACGATCCCGACAAAACACAGATGGTTAAGGGCATTCTAACCACAGTCAGGAAAAATAAGGAGGTAGAGAATATGTCCGAAAGCACAGAAGCCACTCCTGAGACCCCTGAGGCAGTCGAAGAAACCGTTGAAGAAGCGGTAGAGACTGTTGAAGAAGTGAAGGCAGAAGTTGAAGAGGCCGTAGAGGAAGCCAAGGAAGTTGTAGAGGAAGCAACAGAAGAGGCAACCGAAGAGCAGGCTGAAGATATTGAGACAGTAGAAATGAAAATTGAGGCATTGACTACAGCAGTAGCCGATATCTCAACACAGATTATTGAAATCAAGTCTCTTGCTGATGCACTCACAAAGGTTTACAAGCAGGTGGGGGAGATCTCCAAGGCAGTCGCTACATTGAATAGCGAGTTTATTTCCCTAAAGGCAAAAGATAATGAGTTTGGAAAGCGAGTTGATGCGGTAGAACGTGACACCGCTTTCCGCAAGTCTGCTGATTTTGGAGAGATCATGCAGTCTCAGCCAGAAATGACTGAGAAATCACTATGGGGTGGACGTTTCCTCAAGAAGTCCGACCTATTCTAATAACAAGGAAAAATTACGGAGGTGAAAAGAATTATGTCAGACGAAACAACTACAGAAGAGTTTGCAGACGTTAGTCTACAGAAGGATGCTGGCGACACCGTACAAGGTGCAGCAGACCGTCAGGGTACAACTAACACCCTCGTTGAGAACGCAACTGGTAATCCAGGCGTGGCTCCCAACAACCCAGGTGTTCCTGTAACCCATCACGCTTCTGGGTACATCGGTGTCGGTGGCGTTGGTCAGCAGAATGACGGAGACGCAGTAAACTACGGCAACATGGGACAGGCCCTAAACCAAATGGATGGACAGGGCTCATCCCCTTTGGACATTAACCCATCAGGTCAGATTGGTGGAGGTGTCCTCAACCCAGAGCAGGCAAAGCAGTTCATTGATTATGTTTGGGATGCCACCGTCCTTGCTAAGGATGGTCGCCGCATTACCATGCGTGCAAACACAATGGAACTAGAGAAGGTAAACGTAGGACAGCGTGTTCTCCGTGCCGCAGCCCAGGCTGATGGTACATACGAGAATGCAGGAGCAACTTTCACCAAGGTAGATCTATCTACCAAGAAGTTGCGTCTAGACTGGGAGATCTCAACCGAAGCACTTGAAGATAACATCGAAGGTGCAGCACTTGAAGATCACCTAGTACGCTTGATGACACAGGCATTTGCTAATGACATTGAGGATCTTGCCATCAATGGTGATCTTTCACAGACCACCGATCCCTTCCTAGGGATCATGGACGGATTCCATGTCCAGGTTCTAAACAAGGCACATGCCGCAGTTCCACCAGTATTCGCTACAGCAGCAGCCGCAGCAGGTGGAGCAGACACTCTAGATCAGTACGCACAGCCAGTAGGTGATTGGGATCGTTTCATCAACGAAGGTGGAGCACAAGATCCAGTTCCAGTTGCATCTGGAGACACACCAATCTGGTCAACCGAGGTTATGCAGGAGATCATCCTCGCTATGCCACGGAAGTACCGTGCAATCAAGAATGGTCTACGCTTCTACACAGGTAGCGATACCTTTGCTAAGATCGTAGCCGCTAATGGAACAGGCACTCACACAGGTTGGGTTCCCTCTACCGAGTTGTATGCAAATGCATACCTTGGTGGTGCAGCACAAGAGTTCGGTGGGCCACAGGCCACCCGTGTTCTAGGTGTACCAGTCCTAGAGGTTCCTTACTTCCCTGAGGATTACGTTGAACTAACATTCCCCCAGAACCGCATTTGGGGTATTCAGCGTGATATCACAGTAAACCGTGAGTACCAGAACAAGAAGGACACAATTGAATACACAGTATTCATGCGGTTCGGTATTGCATGGGAAGAACTAGACGCTGTTGCATACACATCATACGCATAAGCACATCGTCGACACGTTTGGTGGGGGAGGGCTACGGCCCTCCCCCTTCAAGCATTTGTGGTATAATAGGAATAATAGTAGTGAAGGAGACAACTATGAATTTTAACGATATGTCAATCGCTAAACTGCGTGAGTACGCAAAGGCAAACGGCATCAAGTTACAGTCTGCCACAAAGAAGGCAGACATTGTAGCAATTCTAGAGGCAGCATCACCCGCAGAGGAAATGACTTTTGAGGCAGAGGCTCCCGCACCTTCTGTTGTAACTGCACCCACAGAAGAAGCACGACAGGCACGAGAGGAAGAAGAGATTGCTCGCCGCCTAGAGGCTATGGACGAGGTAGCAACAAATGCTCCCGCCCCTGGTGATGACAAGGTATGCGTCTATTCTGAACGACGCTACTCATCTTCCAAGTTGGGTAAGTTAGAACTAGGATACAACATCGTAAAGGAAGATGTTGGACGTATTTGGATTCGTCTTCCTGACGTTCGGGCCGCAAGCAAGGACGAACTTGCTAGGGCAAAGGCAGCAGGTATCAAGCCTGGTGAACTTGCAGGCCCCAAGGGACGTAGAATGTAATGAAGGTTTATCGTAATCCCCCCAAGCCCGTAACTGTAACTATTGAAGACGGGAAGCCATCTACAGAATATGATGTTGCTGTTGTAAATAACTTTACAACTTGGGGGGCTACGGTCACCTCCGATGCTTTTGGAAATCTTATCTTTGACCTACCTCAATACCCATTTGCTATGTTTGATGAGACATATGATCTCTCCGTGCAAGAGGTGGCGGCAGGATACACATGGAATGATGACCGCACAGACTTTGTAGAAGACCTAAGTATTACACACTCTTACCTAGACTCAGACAATCCACTCTTTGATCCTGTTGAGGAAGAGTTGGTAAGACTACTTATTGATGCTATTACAGGAGGTTTCTACTACACTCGTATTCCGTTTGAAGGTCAGGGTCTAGGCATTGACTTCTTTGCCCTGCCAGGAATGGACGGTATGGACTCAGCACCATTCTCACAAGGAGGACTATCAGAGATCCTAGATGTGTGGGAGAACAACGTCCACGTTTACAAGAAGTATCCAGAAGAGGGTGAAGAGTGGACAAACTGGAAGGTTTACGAACTTACAAAAGACCGCACAGCGGCTACACAGACATGGGGCGAGCGTAGGTTTGAGGCAGGTAATGAGCCACGAATGAAGCACGCCAACTCTGATACTTACAGGACTCATCACCACCAAAGCCCATTTTTCCCCAAGAACTTTTACTACAACTGGCTACTAGGTGGCGGCTACAAGCAGGTGCCTGATGACATTCTACTTGCCGCAGGCATCCTGTGGAAAAACTACCAGGAGACAGGCAACATCGGCGGCAACGTAATGGATGACTACATCAAGGAATACTCTACAGATCAATTCAAGTTGGTGTATGGAGATAGGAGCAAGGCATTAGGTGGGTTTGGTTCTACGGGCAGTAAGCCTGTGGATATCATCCTTGAGAAATACCTAAATAAGAAGCCACATCTCCGTCGTCTTGGGGTGTTGTAAATGGGTGTGCAACTACCATCTTTCCTAGGTGGAATGCAATGTGATGTTTGGTATTGCACCTACAACTTCTGGGGCCAAGAGCCAGAAGAGATTCTTGTTCCTGGTGGTCAGTACCAAGATGAGTTCGGCAACCCTGTTCCTAGGGGAGATGTGACTGTCGGTAAGGTGGGACAGAATGAATACGGTGAGGAAATAAAGGTCTGGTACCAAGATAGGACGCAAAAAGAGACCTACTGGAATGTTATGGGCACCGTAAATTTACAAGACCTTACAGCGGATAGAGAATTTGAATATAAGAAAAGGTTGAATGGCAGGTTTATGGGAGACACAGATCCAAGGGTAGGGTCACAAGGGCAGTATCATCCCATTAGCGACATTCTTATCACCAACATCAAGGACACAGCAACAGGCAAGCAACTTCACCTAAATGAGGACGGCAGTCCTATCATCTTTGAGGTTATGAGTTGTGACCCTTTTATCAACCCCTGGAATGAGATTGAATACTACAAGATTCTGTTAGAGCGTGCAGACAATCAGGAGTTAATATGATTACCTTTGATATGTCTGATTTTACAAAAACGATGAATGATGCCATGTCTTATGCCGAGGGGTTTTTCGACGGCATAGAAACAAAAGAAACAATATTCAATAATGAACTAGGACAGGTAATCAAAATAGCATGTGGAAAATATATTGATTCTTCTGCACGAATAGATCCCTCATCTCTACATCACGTTTATGAGTGGGGTGCAGTAGGAGATCCAGGTGGAAGGCTGTTTGAAATAACTGTATTAGCAGATAACATGTTTATCAGGTTTGATTTTGATTTTGTTGCCAGCAAGGTAAATTCTCCAACCTCTTCTGTACCTTTTTCCGATAAAGCAAAGGTTATGGAAAGTGGAATGTCTGTGGTTGTGACACCAAGAAATAGTGATACACTTGTATTTGAAGGGGACGATGGAGAAATGGTATTTACTCAAGATGAAGTAACTATTGAAAACCCAGGTGGCCCAAATACCTCAGGATCTTTTGAGCGAACAGTACAAGAGTTTTTCTATGTTTATTTGAAACAAGGTTTGTTGAAGTCGTTGCTGAAAGATCTTGAGACTGCCGATGAATTTACACAAGGATTTAGAAATGGTACTGGATATCCCCAAGGCACAGTACAAGGCAGTAGGTACCTTACAGTTAACGGAGGTGTAATGTAATGGCTCTTAAAGACATGGTTCCCATCGTCCCCGCAGTACCCATCAATAGGTACTTGTGGAGTAAGATTGCAGAACTAGACCCTGACTTTGTGTTTGACTATGAGGGAGTGCAACCGTTCTTCCCCCTTGGTGAGAGTGCGGCAGGAGACAATCCTTGGAAAGACAAGCCTTCTTTTGTCTATGACCGAATGATGATTATTAATCCCAATCCATTCTACCCCATCAAGAAGGAGCAGATTCACTATGCTCTCAAAGCAAACCCATCAGACTCTATGGCCCTAGGCTCTGCCATTCAATACATTCTTGACGGCATGGACGATGTAGCACAGGACATTAATGCTTACAATAAGGACAGGGACTATGGAATCTTCTTCCATCACGTTAGGGTATTCCAAACCTCTACACAGGTCTCAAGTTCGGGAGCACAGAGAAATTACACCACAAACCAATTCTACGTCAGTAAATTCATCATTGAAACAGAATATCACTACAACGAACGCAAAGCATTGCTAAACCGATAAAATAGTGGTATAATAGACAACGAGGAAACACCTAATCCGTAGTGTATCTCCAATACATTACATAAAAGAGGTGAAAATATTATGGCATATAATCGTGGCGATTCAAAGAATATCATTGTGGGTGCAGCATCATTGTTCATCCATGCCCCAGGACCTATCACAGATCCCGAGTCAAGCGTAGCAATGCCTGCATTTGCTAATGCAGAATCATACCGTGAGACTCTATCAGCGTCAGGTAATGAGGCATGGCGTAACGTGGGCTTCACACAGAATGGTATGACTCTCACAATTACACCAGACTTCGGTGAGGTAGAGGTTGACCAACTTCTTGACTCTGCTAAGATCTTCAAGCAGGGCATGGAGGTTATGCTCAACACCACATTTGCAGAGGCAACTCTAGAGAACCTTCTCTACGCAATTGCTGCTTCTACAAACAACCTTAACGGCGGTCTAGATGCTGATGACACAAAAACCACACTACCAGACTCCTACTCAGGTGTTCGTTTGGACTCAACCAACGACAACTACCACGGTGGAACTCGTGATGGTTCAGGTACAGCATCATCTGCTGGTGCAGAGCGTAAGGGTGTAAATGTAGCCAGCGGTACAGCAAACCCAGAAGGAGCAATGACTGGCCCAGGTGCTCAGTACCCACCAGCAGCAGCCCTTTCCGACGGTCTAGACGTTCTAGAAATCACCGCAGGTGAACTAGGCGAGTGCCCAGTAGAGCGTGCTCTCTGTGCAGTTGGTCCAGGCACAGGTGCTTGTGAGGTAGGTGACGAAATTGAGCGTATTTACGTTGCATTCCGTGCATTGTCCATGGATGCAGTAACCGTTTCAGTTTCTCGTGACTCTGCTTCAACATTCGATGCCAACTTCCGTTTGCTACCTGCAAACAATGGTTCATACGGACGTATCATCGACCGCACCTTCCAGGCAACAGGCCCCACACGGGGAGTAGCAGCAACATCCTTTGTAAAGAAGGAAGACTAATAACAACATAACAATAGAATAACCCGTGGCCCCCGTCCCTATTGGGCGGGGGTTTCGGTATGTGGTATAATAGTAATAGCAAGACATACTACTACAATAAGGATTGAAATGGCAACAACAGTTTACGAAACCATCGACATTGAATTGTTGGATGGAACTAAGTTGAAGATGCGTCCCCTCAAGATCTCACTACTCCGTGAGTTTATGAAGAAGTTTGAGGGTATTGCAGCAGTAGCAGAAGACAACGACAAGTCTTTTGATCTGTTACTTGACTGCGTACAGATTGCTATGAAGCAATACGCACCAGACTTAGCAACTGACCGTGAGCGTCTAGAGGATACAATTGACCTTCCTTCCATCTACAGGGTGCTAGAAGCAGCATCAGGTATTAAGATGGACGATGAGGGAAATCCTCAGGCGGGGCTAGTTGGGACGAACTAGACCTCGCCACAATTGAGGGTGAGGTATTCCTGCTAGGAATATTTAGAAGTTTTGAAGAGTTGGAGGACTCTTTATGTTTGCCTGAGTTGGTGTTTATTCTAGAAGCATCTAGAGAAGCAGAATACAACAAGCAAAAATTTGCGGCAGCCATGAAGGGCGTTGATCTAGATAAAGAAACAGGTAGAAAGACAAAGAGAAAGATCAATCAGCGAAAACCCACTACCTTTGAAGATATGCAAGCCCGTGCTGCCTCTGGTGGTATGGCTCAAGATGCCAATGACATTCTATCTTTGCAAGGTCAGTATGGTGCAAGAAAAGGATTTATGATAGGCAAAGATCTGGACTATGGACGCTTCCATGATGACGATGAAAACAGGCCAAAAAGCCCCTTAGGATAAAGTGTCTTATGGTATAATGAATTTATTATGAGCGATGTAAATGCCAATATTAAGGTACTCGTTGATACCAAACAAGCACGGGCTGCTTTAGAGCAATTATCAGCATTACAAGCAAGGGTTGCAGCCGAGGGTAGAAAAGCACAAGGCACATCGCTATTTGATACAAAAACTGTTCAAAATGAAATTCCTAAGATTGAGGCTCAGTTTGCTGGACTCCAAAGAAGCATTGATAAAAACCTACTAGGAATCAAAGAAAACTTTAAGATTGCGGGTAGAGAACTAAGGCAGTTTGGTACAAAGATTGATGCTACCACGGCAAATGCAGGAAAGGGATTAAGCCTAGCAGAAGCCAGGGCACGCAAGTTTAGTGATGCTCTGCAAACTGTTAATAAGCATGGAATCAAACTTGACGATGCTACGTTACAGCAATTTGCTAATCAGGCAAGCATAACAAATCAACGCTTGCAGATTATGAACAAGACTTTAAACCAGGCCGCAACAGGTCTTATCAACTGGGGTAAGAATGTGCAATGGGCTGGTCGCCAGTTGATGATTGGTTTGACCCTACCATTGACTATTTTTGGTGCCACCGCCGCCGCAGTATTCAAAGACCTAGAACGTGAGATTGTAAACTTCAAGCGTGTCTATGGTGACCTTGGAACATCAGCGGAAGAGACAGATAGGATTACAGAATCAGTAAAGGAACTATCTGTTGAACTTACTAAGTATGGTCAAAGCGTACAGCAGACCCTAGAGTTATCAGGAGACATTGCCGCTACGGGTGCCACAGGAGATGAACTAATTTCTCGTACAGTTGCTACTACAAAACTTGCTACCTTGGGTATGATTGACCAACAGCAGGCAATGGATGCTACCATCTCCATGCAATCTGCTTTTGCTATGAGCAATCAAGAACTAGCAGAATCAGTTGACTTCCTTAACGCAGTTGAGAACCAAACCGTACTATCTCTATCTGACGTTACAGAAGCAATTCCTCGTGCGGCAACCGTTGTTCGTGGTCTTGGTGGAGATATCAAGGATATGGCTGTTCTCCTTACCGCTATGCGTGAGGGTGGTGTCCAGGCAGTTGATGGTGCCAACGCACTCAAATCAGGTCTTGCCCGACTCATTACCCCAACTAAGAATGCGTCAGAAGCAGCGGCAGCATATGGAATCAATCTA